CTTTGATAAATCATCATTTCCATTTGTTTCTGACTAAGTAAAGAAACCCTTAAATTCAAAGAATCTGATTCACTCCTAGTTACTTCTATTTTTTCTTCATTCATGAATTTTCTCCTAGCTATATCCTTTAGTGATTAAATTTGCTTCAATCTGTGTAGCAATGGAAGCATCCGTTGTCCCTGTCAGGAAAACATATTGTTCCCTCACGTAAGCACCATCCTTGAAAACCTTGTACACACAAATATCCCCAGTATCGACATCCGTTTCTTTTTCAAATGTGATCGTCATGCTGTCACCATCCATTCCACATCTAACGTTACAGGGAGCGTGAATTTAACTTTAGCCCCAACAAACAATGATCCTGACTTGACGTATTCAACTCTTGCTGCTGGCACTGTGGTCGTGTCAGAAACAGTAAAAGACACATTCGGTCTTATGGTAAATGATCGTTGCTGACCATTCGATTCATCAATAAAATAAAACGTCGCCGTCTTCGAATTGACAAGACTTATGCTTCCTTTTATCGAATTCACTCCTGTTGCCAAATGTTCAGGCATTTAAACCCCCAAGTCCAAAGTTGATATAATCCCTAGATTGCTAACTGTTATCTTCCATCTATGCCCATCGGGAGACTCAATAATGACCGCTTTCTTGCAGTCTACAAAGTCACCGCTTTGTGCGATCTTGCCTTGCCCAGTTTCCTTATCAATTCCCACAGCTATTATATCCGCCATCGATCCTCCTATTAAACAAAGTATCCAAACAATTCTATCGCCAAGGTCACAAGGGCTCCACCAAAAGGCGTACTAATGTTTATCTTGTATCCGTTACCTGGAATCATTGTTTGTCTCGTGCCTTGAGCGACAAATTCAAACAATTCTGTTGTGGCATTAAAACCTGTCAAAGTGGTTGAGGGAAACAAAACTGTTTGATCCGTATTGTCCCCAATACTCATAGTTATAGAGCCAGTAAGACCAGAGGCTGCTGTCATCCTGACAACTGCCCCAGTAACAATTGCTATCTTTCCAGTCGGGATTATCCCATTAAGATTAACTCCCGCTGCTACCAATCCGTTTATGCCTGTCGTCGAGGAAAGAATTGTAAGCGCGTAATTTTCCAAGTCAAATTTATGAGACATAGATCACCTTAAGTTACCGAAATGGTAATGTTTGCAGGATCAGTCACAACTACTGCTGATAATGCATCATATCTTTTCTTTGAGTCTATTGAACCACAAAGAAACAACTTCAATTCTGTTTCCGGTGCTGGATGAACTTCCCTCAACTTCGCATCATCTGCATCCGTCAAAACAATTGTGTACGTCTTAGCCATATATTCCTCCTTAAATTATGAACCATGCTGCCCCACTACAAATAAGTGTGGCAGACCCAAAATTTGTGTTAATCACTTTTGTTGCAGCTCCATCAATTGTCTCAGCACCATTCCCGTCAATCGTGATATTGTTAGTGCCAGCCGTTCCAGATTCATCTTTGATAATATAAACTTTTCCAACAGCTGCTGTCGCTACTGCTGGTAATGTCACTGTGTCCCCACCGCCTGTTATTCCAGTCTTACCAATATAATAATCAGTAACAAGAACTGTATAGGCTCCTGCTGCTGATGCTGTTCGCTTAACTGTCTGAGAACCATTAACATGTAATTCAGAAGAAGGTGTCGATGTGCCAATACCAACTTTTCCAATTGTACCTACTCCCGAACCTCCACCAACAAACAGGGTGGCAATCGTGCTATTAAAGCCAACCATCAAACATTGTGATGTTGTATTTTCCAATCGATCAGTTGTGCTAACCCCAACTCCAATTGTCGCATTACTGAAATCAACTCCAGAATTGTTTCCATTGGTTAGGAACTTTCCTAACATATAAACAAACTGACCATTTCCACTCAAATCATTTCCGATAGCTACGGATCCTGCTCCAATGGCTGCCGCTGTATTTCCTAGCGCTACAGTTCCAGTACTTGATGATGAATTTGAAAGACCCAATGATACCGATCCATTGCCACTGGCTGTTGAAGTGCCTCCAGCAAATGAATTAATGCCACTGGCTGTTGATTGTAGACCACAAGCAAAAGAATTGGCTCCACTCGCTGTTGTATCCCGACCAAACGCTACTGATTCTATACCGACGCTTGCATCATTCCATTGAGTGCCACTTACTTTACCCGCCCTAAATGCTGCTTTTTCAGGAACCCACATCAGTCTTGTTCCAGCACCAGAAGCAGGTGTTCCACCTGTAGTTCCTTCAGATAGAATCGCACCATTTTGGACATGCAATGAAACAGGGAATGTGATAGTAGCATTCGTTCCAGCGACAGGTGATCCAGAGATTGCAAAGGTAGAAGCTGTGGTGATTGTCGATGCTGCAACAAAGGCATGAGTGGGAGGTTGAATAAGGAATGACCGTTGCGTTGTAATAGCACCTGTGGCGTGCTGTTTTGTTTGTGACAAATTGACATGAAAATCTATAACTTCTGTTGATGCTGTCAGACCTGTATCTGCGGCACCAGTGAATAAGAATGATGTTAATGAGCCGCTTGTATTGGCAACTGTTTTATTGAATGTCTGTGAATTTGCGAAACTATGGGTAGTACCAGTGGTTGAAGATATTGAAACAGTGTCCTGCAATGAAATAGCCGCTGTAAAAATTCTCCAACTGCCTGCCACCAGATCAATCGATCCCGTCGTGGAAGTTATCTGATTATTGCCTGTTGATTGTACGTTGGATGTTGAACCTGCAACCATACTGAATGAAGTAGTCGCTGTTATTCCCAAACTGCTACCAGCGCCAAACGACATCGTGGTCCCTGTTGCAAGACCTCCACTAGTCGGACTATTGAACGACCATACCCCCAATGAATGATTCAAAAACCCAAATACATTTACTGCGGCAATGGCAGAATGACCAATGTTCACCACTGAAGTTCTAGTTGAGATTGTGCCAATAGACAGATGCGGTGTCGTTGGGGTTTGTAATCCCAGGCCACCATCAAGGCTCAATGACCCGCCGTTGCCTTGTCCGGCACCACCATCTGCGCCTGCATCACCTGCACGCACATGCAAGTCTCCACCATTCCCCGACACGTCAACACCAGTACCTGCGGCACCTTTGCCGCTCAAATAATCAACGATCACACCTATAGTGCTTATTCCGGTTGTTTGCTTTGGTCTTATAATAGCTTGTGAATTATCTTTAGAAAATTCAAGAAATGAAGCGCCACCAGTTAAACTTATTTCAATAATATTTGACCCATTACTGGAAAATAAATGTGGCACCCCTAAAGGAGTATTAAACTTTAAACTTAAGTCTCTTACGATGCCATAATCTGTGGCAACGATGGAACTCTCGGAGAGAAAAGTCAATTTCTTGTCTATCCTAAAAAATGGTGCGAATACTGACGAATGATCAATATTAGACATAAATCACCTCATGTTAAAGCAAGTCTTGAAATGCCATCCGGTGCTGTTCCATTAATAAAAACTGTCGATAAATCAGCATTTTCAAGAGTCACTCCCCTTCCCGGTTCTAAAATCAAACCGTTCGCAGAAGTCACCGTTGATGGTCCAAGAAATATATTATTTCCGTTTGTAATGTTTGCGATAATATGTAGCAAATCAACTTGTGTAGCAACACCTGCCAAAGCAACTGCTGTTCCAGTAACAGCTATATTTACTTGAGCAGAAGATGGCGTTAAAGCTGGGAGGCCACCCCCAATCGATACTGCAATTGCTCCACCTCCAGGCCCGACTATTGTCATTGCTGCCTGTCCTGGAACGCTAGTAGATTCTACCAAGGCTGCATGCAATCTTGAATTTAAATCTTGCTGTGAATCAAAAGGCTGTGACATAAAATCTCCTTAAGGATAATAATTACTTGAGTCTTCAGACCCCCAACTTTCAGTATATCTACGCATTTCAGTTCTTTGTTCCATCGCTTCTTTAATATTTTGTTCCCATGAAGTAAGCAACATTCCTAAAGAACCCAAGTCGGTTCCTGTATTTGCGACTGCTTCTTCTTTCATCTTAGCCGAAATGGCCGCACGAATCACGATCGGTTCTTCCCACATCTCCAAATAGCCAGCATCAGGAATAGACGTGTCTAAAGTCATTTGTGTTGCAAATGGAACGTATTCTAAGCGTATTCCGTCAGTAATGTTGCTATCAGGGGTAGGTTCTAGAACAATGTTCTGACCTTCAAATCGATAGGTGGGTAGGTAAAGGTTGCTAAAGTTAGAATTGGAAGTAATGTTTGCCGATTCCATCCGATCATAAACACGGAGTGGAACTGTGAAAGTATCATAAACCCTTTCAACTAACCTCACTTTAAAAAAATCAGATGGAACTAAATATTTAGCTTGTCCCGCAACGATACTTACCAAAGTGTCTTTAGTAAAATAGCCATCAAACGTTTGGACAACCCACATGTAATAGTAGAAGTACGCTTGGTTGATCCAACTGTTTAATTCTGTGTCAGTCCAGTAAGCTTCAGAAGTCTCATCCAGATACTGACGCACTCTCGTTCGCAATTGTGCCCTTGTTGACATAAGTTTCCACTTTCACATTACGAGCAGGACGCCCCCTACGTTTTAAAGCAAAACTTGTTTCTTTCTTTACTTCTTCCTTAATTTCTTTCACTCCATCTTCTTCTTTTTTAAGTAAAGCTTCAACTTCTTTTACCTTATTTTTAAAAAAAGGCACACGAGTCGTGCCCAATTCCACTTCTCCACCATTCTTGTGCTGCACTTCCCTTGGAAACATTTGTTCCTGCATTAAACATTGATCCAAGAATGCCTTATAACTCGCAAGACCTTCTTTCTTCTTAGTCTTCGTAAATTCTTTTAAAGAACCAAACTTCGCTTCTTCTTTCACTCCATAGTCTAAACTTACTAAACCGTACATTCCCATTCTTCTTACCAAGTGCTTGCCAGCATCATCAGATACTGACTTGGTTTGATCCGGGCCTATTATATAAGAAAACCCATTAAACATGTCTTCAATGACATCAAGGGTTGGATTATACAGATTCATGATTTTCTCCTTTTAAAGTTGGGATTGAATAAACTTTAGTTTCTTTTTCTTTTGGAATGTCAAGAATACCCCTTTGAGCATTTTCTATTGCTTGTTTCCATTCGGTTTTATGTTCTTTATGCCACCATTTCATGTATTCTTGCCTTAAGTCCTTTTCTTTAAGTTCGTGACGAAAGTTCTTTTCTTGTATGAATCTATGATAATCCCCTGGCTTATCGAAATGACGCCAAATATCACATTCATAAATTTCTTTTATCACACGATCATCTAATTGTCTAAACGATCCATCTTCATTCTGAACATAGAAGATATGGAATACTTGCCCATCTTCTGCTCGCCTTTTAAGTGCCCATCTTTCTAAGTTCACATCCCATTCTACAAAAAGACGATCATCATAGTTTTTAATTCGTTTCAAAACAGCTTTATCTAATGCTGGTCTCATATAAATTGAACTACTAGGAAGGAAGCTTGAGGTTCTGGATTCAAACTTCCTTCCTTTCGTTCATTTTTTCCTACCGATATCTTTCAACTTAGAAAGTCGGTACCACTAAGTTCTCCAACCGTGCCAATGCATTCGGTCGTTGAGAACCTAGATTCCCGTAGTATTTGAGATACGCAATAAAACTATCAAATCCAGGGTTCCACTTAAGAGTAGACCCTGATTGATCATCAAGCTTTAAGCTATGAACCTCATATTTACGGAAATAAGTTCTATTCAAGAAGTATACCACGTCAAAAGGACAATCGGTATCTTCCATCCAAGGACGACCATTCCATTCTAGAGAAGTATATCCACTATCCAAGGTTTGAGTTTTATCAAACCGTTTCAGTGGAGTAACAATATCTAGATATTTTCTGGTCTGCTGAGGATGCGCGATCAAGAAATCAGGGTCAGGCGCTCCTGCTACCTTCATTCTCATAATTGTCCGCTGAAGAAGATCGTTGGTTAAGTTAACCGCTCCAGCATTTACGATAGTCCCTCTCCAGTTAGGAAAAGAACCTGAACCAGTTCGCGCAATACCTTCATAGGTTGCAGAAACTGTTCCATCATCTACAGCAAGGTCTAGACCACCCAATTCCTTACCGTCAGTGGGCGCACCATCATGAACATTTTCACGAAACACGAACGCGTTATCATCAACTGTAACTGCCACACTCAAAGTAATCGTGTTTGTGGTTACATTGATATCAATTACCTGAACGCTATCCGCTTGCTTAATGGTGTTTGTAGCTGCGTCAAAAATATCAAGCTTCATAAACTGCTTAATATATTGAACACTGTCTAAAACCACAGTCGCAGATGCTACAACTGCGCCATTTACAAGAGTAAGCGTTCCTTGTCCGTCCCTAAACACTTGACCATTCAATTCCTTAAAAGAATCCCTTAAAGCTTCATCGGTCTGGAAAGTGAGGTTGTTTGCAAACGCTTCCTCATTTCCTTTTGCGATCTCTAAAGAAAGTCCTGAAAATTGAACTGTATCGGTTAAGATTTTAGGACGAATAACGTACTGTTCTGGACGTTGCTGACCAGAATTACGAAGAGACTCAAGCTCATTTTGTGAGCCCAATCCTTCCTGGTTACCTGCCAAAAGAACAGACCCGAAAAATCCTAAGCCTGTAGGACGTCCAGGAGCTGTATCTAATTTGGGCCAGGTAATATAAAGTCTATTCTGTTGATCCTGAATCGCTTCAGGTGAATAAACTCTTTTTAAAATTCCACTAATAGTACCTGAATCAACTGCCATATTTCACCTCTATTGGTTAGCTGCTTTTAGCATCTCCGCAACGAGAGAAACTCGCTCATCTTGAGTTCTCATCTGTGGCTGAACTCTCCCAGGAGATCCGCTCGCTGAAGTCGATGCGGGAGTTTGATTATTCTTCTTTTCAGCAACATATGAGGAAAGCTGACTTCTTTGTAATGCCTTTGCTTCCTGGTCAACTGCATCAAAAGCCTTATCCAGCAATGTTTGATCATAACCTGTAAGCGCATTAGGATTCATTCTAGACACTTGTGTTTCCACTTGCCTTTGATAATAGTTTTTCCAAGGTTCAGGAACGTTCAAAGAAGACACTTTTTCATTAAATCGCCCCATATATTGCTGATACACCGCTGATTGATGAGCAACTTGATTCTGATAAACCAAAGCTTGCACCTGTTGCTCCAAGATAGCGGTTTTCCTTAAAGGGTCTGCAATTTCCTGAGGATATTGAGCTAGAGGATCGGGCTGTTGCTGTTTTTGTTGCTGCTGCGCCTGGTTGTAATAACCTTGCACAGTTTTAACAAAATGGTCAGCAAAGCCAGAATCATTATCAAGCGCTTCTTTAAGGCGCTGATAACCCAACCAATCCTGAGATTCTTGCAGATCTTTAAGCTTACCATTCACCTCCTGAAACCGTGCGTAAGGCACAGCTTCTTCATGAGGCCTTTCCTCAACTTGCTGAGTGGTGTTTAACGTCTCCCCAGACGATGATTCAGGCTGTTGAGGTTGTTCGGGTGCAACATTGGACGATTCTGCTGCCACGTTAACGTCCGGTGTTACTTGTTCCATCATTGCCATAAGGTGTCCTTTCTTCCATTAACGCTTATTTTACGCCCAGCGAAGGCGAGGAAGAATAATAAACAAAACCTTTATTGTACGAACTCAGGAGGAACCTGCCCCTCAGCTTCAGGAGAAAGTCCTGCCGCTTTTTGTTCCATCCCTGGCGCCATTGCTCCAGGCAAATTTCCCTGCATCAAAGCATTCTGCTGAGCCATCTGCATTTGTTGCTGCTGCAGAATTGCGTCATGCTGATCAACATGTTGCTGATAAGCCTGCTTAAGTTGTGAAGGCAATGACATGAACATTGGCTCTTTCATGCGATTCATATGGATTGTCTTATGGATCGTATGATTTTCAAAAGGGAGTACCAGGATGCTTTCAAGATTGCCGTTATCAAGCATTTCGTTTTCCCACTGAGCTCGTTTAACATCGACTTCTGAATTAACATCAAAACCTCGCACTCCTAGTCTTTCTAGGAATTTCTGTTTTCCAACAGGATCGTTAACAAGATCACCCAACACCCCAGTCTTGGCTAAATCCATCAACTGCTGCTGTTGAGCAGCATTGGATCTAGGAATAGTTGATCCCGCTTCAATTCTAACGCTGCAATTGTCCCTTAAGTCCGCCCCAATAAAGTTCACAATTTCAATGTCCGAAATGTCCTTATTAAGTGACCTAAGTTTGTTGATAAATTCAGGCCTGGGTTCACGATAAAAGTGAGCAATCAGTTTCAATTTTTTAGTCGTTCCTTTTTCAATGAACTTTTCCCATCGTTGAATCGTAGGAGCAAACGTAGAAAAAGACTGTTCTAAAAGTAACTGGAGACCTGCATAAGTGTTTACACCTGTAGGCCTAATTCCTTGAAGCACCTCATTCGTTCTAGCAATCTGATACAATTCCGACTTGGTTACTTCCCTTTCCTGATAAACCGTTCCAGGCAAAGGTATTCCTGGTATAATTTCTGGCTTTGCCCCGTTTGCCCCGACGGGTCTATATTGAATCTGAAGACCAGGCGCACCATTCCAGTATCCTTCAGGAACTCCTGATCCATGAGGCACCAGCCTTTGAGGAGAAACCATTGTTTTACGGTTATAAATAATAAGCGAATCAATTGCGTTAATTCTACGTTGAGGTTCAATCAAATCTTCTAATAGCGACTTGCCCCAAAATCTTCCAGGAATGGTTTCATAACGAAACACAGTGTAAGGATTCCAAGAGTTAGGAGCGCCATCATAATATGGAGAATTCCCTTGATACAGAATCTTACCACCAGCAGAAATGATCATCTGGCCTTTAGGATGATTCTTGGTCGGACGAATATAAAGCTCTTTAACAATCGCAGCACCTTTAATGGATGTCTCATGACCTCCAGAGGATCCAGCATAACCGCCTGATCCTTTTACAGAGATTGTCTTAAGCCTTTGACTCAGCTGAAGGAGAGTAGACAAGCTCTGTTCTTCTTTTACATCCTTGGCAAAGCCTGTATAACCATTTCCTTCCTTATCGAAATTCTCCCTGATCCAAAAAAGTTTTTGAATTGATGTTTCCATGATCCAATTCATGGAGTCTTCACTAGAAGCATTGGGATCAACAATAATTCTGAATGGATCAATGATTTCTACTGCGTTATCCCCTAATGGAATCTCGTCAAACATCGGAGATCCCTTTTCATCAAAGACTGGCTTTTCTTCAGTAGAAAATTGCATCTGACCCATCTCATCCAAGTATGGTTTCTGCATAGTTTCCATCATTGGAATGCGTACAATCTTTCCATAACTGGAATCCCAGTAATCTTTACGAAATACTGTCCCGCACACGATCGCCCATAATGCAGCTTCGGATAACTTTTCTTGTTCGTTATCATCTTCCCATTTTACATCCTGAATCTTTTTTGCGAGTCTGGCCGCAGAGATGTCTTTCTCATTAGGAGAGTTTGGAATCACGTCTGCATTAGGCTTATTACGAATCAAATTCGAAACCATTGTGGAAGTAATGGGCTGAATTAAATTCGTTGAAGGACGTGGAACAAAATCGTTGTGACGCGTTGTAGGAAGCAATTCGAATTGACGCGATATTTGATTGTAGTAAATATGCTGATCGCCCAATAGAAAATGAATGTTCTGCATCCAAACATAAGCCATTCGTTGCTGATAGAATGGTGCGACACGATAAACCTGATCGATCTCCTGGGCTACAGAACTGTAGGTTTCAGGCTTTCCAGGCTCTTCGGCTTGTTCCATCTTATCTAGTTTTTCCAGGTCAAGATCGTAGAATGACATTATAAATCCTTCACAATATCTTCGATCAATTGAATCAATTCTTTTGAATCAGATATTGTAATTAACTTTTTATTAATCAAAGTTTTTACAATATTAACTGACTGCTTATGCTTGCTATCATCAAAATGATTATAACAATCACGAGTTGTAGTAATGGTGTAAGGATATATTGGTCCCAATTCCTGTACATTTGGATAAACTTTTACATTATACATTCTGTTAATGTTGGGTGGTGTTTCAGTTTGATATAAACTCCTGCCATTTTCATTTTGATACATTTGAATAGCCTCCTACTTTTTTGACTTCTGCTTGGCTTTCAACATCTTTGCTACCTTAGCAGCCCTACCTTCTGTTCCAAATTCTTCACGGACAACTTGTTTCTTGGACTCCCCCTTATGTTCAGGCTCTTTCAATTCTTCTTTCAGAAACTCTTCCATGTTTTCATTCTTCATTTTTTTCTTAACCATATTAAGCTTCTCCTTTTTTCTTTGCTTTTAAATCTTTCATCATCTGCGCTATCATTGCGGCACGTTCTTCATCGCCCAACATCTTCTTATGCCCTTCCCAATCCTGATCCGATGAAGACTTTTCATTTCCAATCAATGCACTTTCATTGATAGTAGTCCTACATATTGGGCAAAAATATTCTTTATACTTATTCGTTGATGCCATAATTTATCCTTTCTATTTCTTCATCATTCCAACCATGATTCCCATACGGTTCATTGACTTTTCTTTCGACTCCCAAGCGTTACAACATCCGTTAGGTTTAATATCGCCTTCTACTCGAATACATTCTTTTTCTTCCGACATAAAATGCCTACATCGCTTACAGCTAAATCCTTCCGGCTGAAACTCATACAAAGATTGATGCTTATCTAAACGATGAGGGTTGATGTTTTCTATTGATGCATTCTTTCCCCGCTTGTAATAGATGCATCCGCCTTTCTCATCGATGTAGCCTTCTACTGCTGTGCATTCATTCCGGTCCTTAATGAACATCATGCAGGATCCACAAAAGTAGTCTCCATCAGGATCGTCTTCTACATAGACTGCATGTGCTTTTGAAATCTTATGACTCATTTGTAGTACTTGCTCTTTCCTGCTTTTTTTAAAGCAATGGCGACCATTTGTGATCTTGCTTTCTCAGCAGACTCAGGCTTACTGGTCCCAATAGAACCTTTCTTCTTGTACGATCTAGTCATCTCACTGATATTTTTACTAATTGTCTTACTAGACTTACCTACTTTTAATGGCATAATCAGTATCCTATAATTTCATTCACTACATTCACTTCTTTCACTTCATCCAAATCTTCTAGTACATTGGTTTCTTGGGTTTCTTTTTCTTCGTTGTCTTTGCCATATTGAACCAACTCTCCTTTCTCATTAATGGAAATCGGTTTAAATTGAACTTCTGATACCTTGTATGGTCTCACCAAATCCTGCACCATTGCTCGCAAATATTGAATCTCACTATCCCTTGCCGAACATCCTTGACATTTCAATTCCATATTAACTTTCCATCTTCTGCATTCGTGTAATGAATCGTTCCTAACTTTTCAAAAGACTGAATTTCTTGCTGTATCATTTTATTGATACACACTTCAGCCCTTTCCGATCCCAATTGATTCGGAACAGAATGTCTCAAATATATGCACAATCTATCTTTAAAAGCTTCATGCATTGAACTGTTCCAGGCATTGTAACAATCTAAACACAATGGCATAACCATCCGTGTTCCATCTGCGAGAATAAATCTCATCTCCCTAAAGTTACCCATAGGACGATCTAGTTTCCCATGTCGGATCTTAAAGATCGGTGTATCACAATTAGGACATTCCCCTAAGATGGCCATGATTCAGATCCTCCCAAATCGAAAGTATCATAGTTATCGTAGCCTTCATCGATCCCAAATAGAAGCGTCTCACGGGGTAGCAGTATATCATTGACTTGCTTAGGCATATCATTATAATGCGCCCTCCAAAATATTTCTGACGCAGGATCTAAGCCTTTATATTTTTCCTTCTTGGCCGTCTTTCCTAAAGGCCGCGTCATAATCAAATACCTTAAACTATCAACCGCATGATCGTCCTTCTTTAAAGGTTTAGGTCTCGCGTCAGTCCCAAGCCTTGTATGACTAGGCTCCCATTGATACTGCTCAATTTCTTGTATGAGTTGAGAACAATGCTCTAATATCTTGATCTTATCTTCTAAAAGATATTGAGCTACTAGGTTGATCCCAATATTGACGTCATTGATTCTGCGGGTGGTATCAGGGTTATAAGAATGAAAGTAAATTCCGTACTGACCAAACTCTCTCGCTTGAGCTAACGCAGACGGATCAATGACCCATGAATTCAACTGATCAAAGTCTGCCCTTGTTTTTAAGATGTCCGCCCATTGAGAGACCGTCTTTCCTGAATCGTAGAGCATGTCATACACATAAACTTTTCCTTCAGGATTGATCGCTGCGAAAAGAATCGATGTTGCATTTCGTGATCCCCAGTCCATTGCAACTACTCGATCCCAGTCTTGAGGAATTTCTCTTGGTTGAATCACGTGAAGAGAACGTTTAAACATGGGATAGATTGATCCTGTCAGTTGTTCGAATGAAGCCTCATACTCTTGACGAAAGATTACAGGGTTCGTTTTATCCTTAAGCTGTTCTATCTCTTTTTTGTTCACATAAGGATTATCTAGCGTTTTAAATCGAAACGACTCAAACTCAGGATCACCGGAAAAACCTTTATCATAGAGAACTTTAAAGTGATTAAATCCTGATGGAGTACCTATAAAAAGAGCTCTAGAGCCCTTCACATCAACCATGGAAGGACGTATAACCTCATCCCACACAGTAGGTCTCATGCTCGCATACTCGTCCAATACAACGAATTTAAGCTTTGCACCTCTAAGAGAGTCTTGAGAATCAGCTCCTTTAAGTTCAATCATGGTTCCATTCTTAAGCCGGATCGACAATTCAGCCTCGTTCACCTGCTCTATCACTTGTTCAGGGACGATCTCTTTGATCATTTCCCAAGCGACTGTTTTTGCCTGACGATAGTTAGGAGCAACGTACCAACATCTAGCCAATCGATCATCATTATCCCAAGCTTCCATGTAGAGCTCTTGTAGAGCTAAAAGCGTCTTTCCAAATCGACGCCCACAAACACATACACGAAACCTAGCTTCACAATCGTGAATCTGATCCTGAGCCGGATGTGGCTCATAACCGTTAATTAATTCTCCATCGACAATCTTTCCTAACATAGGCTACCAATAGAAGGTGCGTATCGTTGTTGTCGTTAACCAGTCAGCCAAAGTTCCAGCTTGTAACGAAGTATTCTTCTCCAAGAAGTACCTTAACTCATCAGTATCTACACAGCTTCGCTCAGTGTCAGCAAAACTAACTACCTGGTTATTGTACGTAACCGTCTGCGCGCTCCCACTCACGTTCTTCATGAACTTACGCTTTGTATTCAGGTAGGCTTGAGCCGTTGCATCCCCACCATCCGCTAGTTCCTGAATTCGACCAATGATCGCCCTTATACCCGTCTGCATCAAATCAGTCTGAGCTTGATCAAAATTGTTGAGCTCTCTTAACGATATCAAGCTGTCTGCCGCTGTTCCATATTCTGCCGCTGTTGGCGCTGCCATAAAAACCTCCTGTTAAAGTTTAACAATTTTTACAAACCAATTGCTTGAAATTCTATATCACTAAGCGCTGATAAATTCGTGCCGTTCGCTATCTCCACAGCCGCCCCTCCAGAAATAGGAGTTCCTGTAAACGTTGGCTGGCTTACTGTCCCTGTCGGTGTAAACGATACTGAAGTTTCAGAAGTAATATCTATCCTTAATGCATTCACGATAGCTGCAGTGACCGCATCAGCCGCATTGAAAGTTAACTTCGTTAAGTCTGTAGAAACCTCGTAACTCACAGAAACCTGACCAGCAGCAGGAGCCGTTAAGTGACCCACCATCTGCTTCGGTCCAATAGACGCTCCAACAGTCGCTTCAACCATGAACACAATCGCAGGAAAGAATCCAATATTGCCCACATTGGCCGCAACGACTACAGGCCGCTCCTTCATTACAAGAACCCCACCCTGTCCAAAAAAATTAACTATAAAATCATGATCGTTGTTGATGCTTTGAAAATTTCCAGCAAAAGTAGGCTGGCTAACCGTCCCAGAAGGAGTCACACCCCCACTCCCAGCGAACACTTTTAACTTCTGATTCACATAGTCATACTCAAACAAAAAACCCTTCTCCTCCCCATCTATATTAAGCGATTCTAATCGCGCTAATCCTATCGTGTCCGCAGTAAGTTCCTCACCACCAGTCGTGTAAGGACCTACAAAGGATAGACGCCCTAGCATCTTCCACTTGCTACCATCAGACATCCGCTGAATATCATTCAAATCTATCGTGATTGGCATCTATAACCCCACTGCTGTCCACTGCCCATCCTCGTCAGCGTTAGTAACTATCGTGACATCCCCAAACTGGTTGAGAACAGGAAACGTCTCATTCACTACCGACTCACTCGCTAGTATCGATGTGTTTGTAGGACTCAAATCAAGTCGCTCTACAGTGCTAAGGCTAGTACGAACGTCCCCACCAGTACTACCTCCAGTGTTCTCATAAGTGCCGTTAATCACACGCTTGTTACCCATAACCGTTGTTCCAGTTATCGTAGATGTAAATGCCATAAACCATCTCCTTTTTACTTGAAAAGTACCGTTATACGTCGTAAAATGGTACTTTATGCCTAAAGTTAAAAGATCTACTACCCGTAAAACCAAAATCCTCCTAATCAAAGAACTAGCCGACTACTTTAACATCAACCGTAAAACTGTCAGAACTTACCTCAAAGCTACTAATACAAATCTCAAAAACATCAACGAAACCATACGCTTCCTAATCTACATGCACAGCATCATCAACTAGTTATCCACAACCGGCATTCCAGGGAATTTCATAAAACCTACCGGGGCTGTTAGCCTGGGTCCTTTCTAGAAAACTCTCATTTTTCTCACCCCAGTCTGTCAGTTAGGGTCCTTTCTACCAGGATTCCCGGTCTCTGAGTCAGGGTCCTTTCTAAATCATATGCTTCGTCTCAACTTCACCACAGACCCCCAGGGGGGATACAAATCCTACTCCCCAAACTAACCTCCCTAAACCCAATATGCCCTAAAACTAATTTAAATGACTTATAGGACCTTTACTCACCTCACCCCTTGCCTTGGTATTACTTTGCTATCCTATCGTCCTATAAGTCATCCTCATGCTTTACAGAGGCATGCCTGTCTTCGGCTGCCTACCTAAATTTACTCTTTCGCCTTCTCTTCTCTCTTCTTTTTCCTAGTGTTCCAGCCAATAGCCTTAACCTTTTCAAGCACATGCGTATGATCTACCTTGTCTGTGAACATTTTTAAGTACTTTCCTATCAGCTCCAAAGACTTTGTTCTCACAATAGGCTCATTTCTATTCTGAGAGTCTTCTAACAAATTTGTTATTACATATTCACTAGTTGCATCAGCAGCAGACAATTTATCAGCCAAATAATTAGCTACCCTTAGCTTTCCTAAGTTTTGACTTGCCATAGCGTCAGCCACGTCTGCAGTCGTGTTATAACCTGCTTGTAATATAGCTTGAGTTCCGTTTCCTTTATTTTCTATGTAAATGTCTGCAAATGCTTTTTCTTTGAAGGAAAGACCGAAAGGGTTAGTTGGAGTTACTTTGATCTTAGGCATGGTAGATAGAGTTAATATCTATATTTTCTAGAAAGCTTTTATAGAAAGCCATGTCTAGTTTTTCTTTTACTTCCTTTGAAAGTTCTTTAGTTAGCTTTTCTATTTTTTCTACTTTTAGTTTCTTTTGGGCGAGACAGTTATAACAAACTGTGTACCCAATTAGAAAACCTATCCCTAAACATAATCCAGTCATCGCACCAAATGTAATAACTGAAATTAACATCTTTCTTTTAAACTCACTTTTCAACTAAGCAGGCCTTCCTTCAATCGTGTATGTTCCAGTATCGTTGATCGTCCCTGTTATTCTTAACCGACTCGCAGGACTGAACGTCGCAGGACGTAAGTTAAACAAAATGTCGTTGTTCCCATCGCTTGCTAAAGTAAAATCTTCAATCTCACGAATACTTGCATTAAACGCTGTCGAACTTGGAGTCGTTGTAGCCGCTTCAGGAATTATATCCCCTGTCGTCACTGCTGCTAAACTCCACGTTCCCTTCTCAACCATTACACCACCTGCCTTTAAAAACTTGTCCGTCGATGTCTTTATGAATGCCATAACACGTCTCCTTTTATTTAAAAAATAAGTTAAACTTTACGAAATAAAACTTAATTAAGTTAAGTTTATAGAAATAATTTATACAAATCAAGAATAAACTAGATGTTTTCCCATCTTCCACCAGACTTTTTAAAAACGATAAGGGGACTAAGCGGATGCGTCTCGTCAAACAACTTCCTCATCCGCTTAAAGTCTTGAGTCGCAAATCCCTTTACTTCAATCGCTTCCACATGTCCCACCTCTTCGCCCGTTTCCCCTACCGAAACTGTCTTCTTCCAAACTAGAAAATCAATACTAAACCTTAACCCCCCTGGCAATGTCACCGGTACATGACAATCAATGTGAAGCGTCGCTACATCCGCCTTCAGCAACTGATACATCTCCGCCTCACTCTTCGAATCAAACCGTATTCCATCAATCGTCACCGATATTGCATGATACTTGTTAACGCCCACATTTGCCCTAGGATACGGTATTGACCATGCAGCCATTTTATGAAACCTTTCTTCTTTGTTCTAATTCTTCTTGAAAACGTTTTTGAATATTTCCGTTCAAATTATCTTTCCCCCAATTCAAATAATCTAAAGGCATTTCTAAAATACTCATTCCTTTGTGCTTACCAAATGGCATTATAAATTCCGAATTCGTCTCTTTCAAAATTCTGCCGTAGTTAATTCCACAGTTTTTATTCATGCATCGCTTTTCTCTTCCTCCACTAATGTAAAATAAACCCAACCTTTCATTGCAAGTTTGACATAATTCATTCTCAACGTATTTTTGAAATGTATCAGACATAAACTTTTAACTCGAATGAGCCCAATTAGGATAATCAGAATATTCCAATGGTTCTAATTTGTCTTTCTTGATTTGATAAAGCGTATAAGAATTATTGTAGTGATTGAGTTTCAAATTAAAATAAACACACCCAATATATTTTTTAGAAACTCCCATTCGTGATTTAGTAATTCTAAATAATGTCGCTGATAATTCTCCTGAATCTAATTCAGGCCATGAAGAAATCGTGATACACGTTGAAGCAATCTTGGGAATATTTGAAGTTCCGTGAAAGTCTTCGTTATCAGGAAGAAGAGATCTGTCTTTCGTTTTTTTTCTCAAGTGAGAAATCACCACAATCGGAATTCCGTGAACTTCAGTCATGTCTTTTATCGCTCTCATCACTTCCGTTAACTGATTATGCTCAACACCATCCTCCAAACTTAAATAATGCAAATGATCAATGACAATTAAATTTGCATTCTCAATCCTGGAAATCTTTTCTGAAAGCGCATGAATATCTAAAGTCATCTTTCGATCAAAGATATTTAAGTTAGTTCCTAATTGCATCATCCTAGTTTTAAAACTTTTATCGTAATTTTCTATTTCTTCAATTTGATTCATTAAATATTTTTGATAGTTCATCTGTTTCCCATTCGGGTTTTTATAATATTCATGACAAATACTTTTCCACCTCGCTCTTGCAATCACTTCGTTTTTATCACCTTCAAGAGAAAATAAATAAACTTTCTTTCCGAGATGCGCATTCTGAAATGCTAAGTCATTTGCAATTTGTGTTTTACCTATTCCTGTATCAGCTCCAATCACGATTAATTCGGAAGGAAGTATTCCATAGCAAGCATCATCCAAAAACTTAATTCCGTATCGAGGCATATTTTTAATATCACGAGACCTCCTTTCTTTTTCTTCCTCCTCACTTGCCTCTAACGCTGTTAGAAAACCACTCTTCAACTTTAAGAACTTCTCAGTGGATTCCACAAGTCGTTCCTCCTTTAGTTTTTTATAAAATGCTCTTGCATAATCTGTTTTACTTTTTTGTAATCCCGATAATACCAATGCAACCATTGCCACAAAGAAGGACCGCCTTTATCGTGCGATCCAATCATTCCGTTTTTATCAATCCAACAAGATGAAGATTTACCATTCACCCAAATTTGTTCCGTCCCATTATGATTTCTTCTGAAAGTAAATTCGTCTCCATTTACCCAGTGAGTTCCGGAAAGAGATGATAGCCCTTGCTTGCAATGAATGTTTTCTAAGTCTGAAATGAAAGGCTTCGATTCTCGAGTTACTTTTCTTGTTTGTTTTCTCGGAGCAGAAAAAAGCTTTAGCATTTCTTCTTCGCTATAAGTTTTAGGATTCCAAAAAACTATTTCAACAGGGAAAGGATTTTGAGGATCTTTCATGTGTAAAAATTGTGGTAGTCTTAAAACACGGCATAAATCTTTAGCGTTCGGATCAGCTCCAAAGAATGGAACCAATCGATTACCTACAATTTCTTCATAACCTTCTTTCGTTGCTCCTTCTTTCGCCGCCCACCAAACATGATATCCTCCTTTCGTTTCGATAATCATCGTAGGCGTTACATTCGCTCTTTCAATTCGTTTCTCTTGTTCTTGCTTTGTTCCTTGATCCAAATCAATAGCCCAAGCGTTAATGTTTACTAAGTTGTCTTTCACTCTCCTTTCTTCGAAACCATTAATCGTTACAAAAATTCCAAATCCTTTTTTGTTAAGTTCTTTAGCTTCTTGAAAAGAAACAATTCGAGGATTCTTTTTCACATCAGGTTGATCTTCCATTGCGACGATCAACGATTTATAAAACAATTTATCCGAGTATGGATTTGTAAATATTTCCATGATCAATCCAAAAAGGGTTGAGGGTTAAATATAATATTCGCTTCAGGCTTAACTTCTTTTTCTTCTTTTATTTCATCTTCCCATCTTTTTCCGTTCAACCAAGAAGAAGCATAAGGAATATATTTTCCATTTTCTTTTATCCAATCTTCAGTTTTTTTAAATTTCTCTAACGAGATTAAAATCTTTTTAAAAAGTTCCAAATCGGGCTTTAGTTTTTTCCAAACTTTAAAAGCGTAATCCTTGTTTAATTTTTTTGGATACAATTTCCAAAACTCAAGAAATGTTTCCTCTAAGTTTTGACGCAATGAGTCATTCGCAAGCCTTGAAGTTTTATTTTTAAAATCATTACTAGTTTGTGTATTAGTAGTAATAATATTTGAGCATATATTAGTTTCTGTATCTGTATCTGTATCTGTATATGTCCACAGTGTCCTCTTTTGTCCACAATTGTCCACAAGCTTGTCCACATTTCGATATTCCCTTTGCTTGATTGTTTTATATTGCCTTCTTTCATCTTCATTCATCTTTCGTGAGTAAAGTTCACCATTTAGGATCAACCATCCGCCATCTACTTTCTCAATTCTACGACCCTCAAAGGCTTCACTTCTGGAGTAAGGATCAGGGGATTGAAATTTGATAAGATATTTTTCACATTCTTCGATAGGGATGTTGCTTAAATTAGCTAAAGCTGGGATTGTAGCATCACAAATTTGTTTACTGTTTTTTAAAGCTAACATTGTTATCCATAGCACCCTGCAATTGTTAGGTTCTTGCCAAATTGTCGATGTAATAATGCTCTGAAATAACTTAGTATATCCAATCATATTTTATATGTAGACATTTTTGTCCACATTGTCAAAATGTTTCATATAACATATGCTTAAAAAAGAAGACCACGCCCTTCAAGGTGAAGGTAGGCACGTAGAACTCCGCTAAGAGATAGACGTGTTACGTGGTCTTTCAAATTCTTTTAATTGAAGCTAGCGGAGTTCTTTTCATTTGAATCAAAATGATAATAAAATCACTCAATTTTGTCTATAAAATTCTTCCAAAAACTAGGCTTTAGTTTAGTAGCAGGAAGTGTAATGGTTTCGTAAGCATCGTCGATAATCATAGCAGGCTTATCTAGGAAATAATCAAAGAAGCCTTCAATCTTTTGTTTCTCGCACATCCTTCTTGCATACTCCATACCACCACCAGACCAACAGATAAGCCGATACCCTTTTTCTTTAAGATGGCGAAGTCCTTTAGCTACTCCAGGATAAAGGTTATCATCATGATCAATCATCGTTAAATCAACATCAATGTAAGCTGTCCCCATCAAGTCATTCTTCCTTAAGATAAATTAAACTTTATAAGCAATCTGTTCAAAAAATGATTCGTTATCACTCCAAGTAGCCACAAAAGCCTGACTACCTTTTACATGAAATCTAAAGACTTTACCGTTCAACTTTTCTAAAGGGTAAAATATTTTCCATCCTGACACACGTTCATATTTATAACGCTCCAGCTTAGCTTCAGCTGCGTCTAAATCATCCGAAGCAGGACTTATAGTTTCCAAACAACCCTTCGAGCCTATAAGCCGTTTATTTCGTTTTGATCCCTTTTTAGGACCACGCTTTTTTCCTTTAATCCATCCCATTTAAATCCCCCTTTTTTATTTTGTTAATATCAAGCCCCAGCTTTAAAAGCTCTTCAGCTATAAATTTAGTATTTCTTAATTCAGTCGTTCTTGTTTTATAATGTTCTTTGCCTTTTTCTTCCAACCATTCAGCAAGAACATCTACATCACTTTTCATTTCCTCAAACCAATCATGAGAATTTTCTACAATGTCTCTAGGGAATCCAATATAACGTGAATCATCCAATCGGCAGAAATATCCCTTTTCTGTTTCTTTGAACATTCTACCAGGACTACAACCAGGAATGTGTTTGATAAGCTTATAGACTTTCATTTTATAAACTTTTCCAAATACTCAACCCAATCTTCTGAATCGATCATTGCGTGGCGATGTAAATCACAAGATTTAGCTTCAAAATAATAGCCACCCTCATCAGTAACAACTTCAATGGATGGGAATGGATCGGAAATATTATCTTCATTGATTGCATTTCCCCAAACAATTCTCGCATTCTCTTTAGCTTGTTCATGAATCCCAACGAAGTCTTCTAAACAAAAAGCTTCTGGATGATTTGCAAAATTAGAATCTCCAAGATGAGCCGGAGAATTACCACCATACCAAAAGAATTGGCACTCACTTATACATCCCATCTTGATTAGTTTTTTACACAAGTTTTCAGGAAGGAATTTCATTCTTTACAGTCTCATTAGTTAATAGCAACGCCAAATTTTATTAATTGAACAACAAGTGATGATGTTGCCTTTAACGAAAATAGTCTTGCATTCGGCTTTCGCTATCTGAGAAATTAATAATAATCCCAAACTAATTGTTAATAACATCAATGTTTTTTTCATATTCCCTTCTCGTAAGAATAAATAATCATTGCAGTATAAGATTCCATCTCATTCTCATTACCCCAACCACTAGCTGAATATTTTATATCCACAATTTCAGTTGGAGATATATCTTCTAAAAAATTATTTACTTCTAATTGAAAATCCGCTGATTGGGTAAAAGGTCCAATATGTTCTATTTTTAATATTTTCATAATTATCCTTTAAAATCCCTAATCTATTCTTGAATTGGATGAATTTAAAATGATTCTCTTCTTTTCAATAAGAGGTAGTTTTTCTAGGCCTTTCACGTAATCTTTAACCCAAGTAAAATCGTTAATATTATAATTCCCTGCTCTATCTTTCCCTATTCGATCTATCTTTCTCCAATGCCCCATCACTCTCCATCTATGAGACCAATCGATAGATTGGCCTATTAAAGAATCTTTAATTTTCGCTTTTCTAGGGCAAACATAAACAATATCTTTAATTGAATGGAATTTCTTTTCCTTAGAAATTCTATCTTTATATTTTATTTTGTATTTCTGTTTAGATAATCCAAAATCAAAGTTTTTAGAAAACAATCTTTGTAAAACAATTTCTTTAAATTTAGATTCCAAAGTATTTTTTCTTTCATTGTTATAATCAATTAATCGATATGAACTATAATAAATTTTATCTTTATAAATTAATTTATTAATCTTAGATGTAAAATTAAGAGGATTAATATAAAATTGCTTGGTTATTCTTTCTATATCTTTAAATATCATATTAACTAAGCAAAAAAGTCTGATTTTACATGGTTTTGTTTCTATTGCTAGAATAGCTTCAATATGATGCCCACAAGTTAAATCATTAGGATTTGTTATTGTTTCAGTTATGTCTTTAAAAGTAAAAATAGTTCTTCTTTCATAAGCAAAAAAGCATGATCTGAAAGGCAAAGAAGTATCCCAAGTAGGAGGTAAAATTTCATGAGTGTTTATAATTTCATTTAAATTAGGCTTCCAATTTTCAGGAAAAACAAAATAAAAATGTTTAGCTTCAAAGATTGATTTTTTAATTAAATTAAAATCTTCTTGATTACTAATAACAGGGACCAAATAATCATTTTTTTCATCTAAAATTCTAACATCATAAAATTCTTCTTCTTCAACAAGCTTACAAAATATTTCAAATTTTTGTCTACAATCTAACATATGAAATTCAACCTTTGAAATTTCTAACCTCTTCCCTTCTCGTGGATATCAAAGTCCTTAAGACTTCTATCTTCAATCGATCCATTTCGTATTTAACCTGAGCAATTAGATAAGCTTTTCTTGCCTCTCCCAATCCATTCAAGTATTGCCCATATACTGGCTCTGCTAACGCTTGTTGTTCCTTTGCTGCTTGAGATCCTTCATGAGGCATAAGCGATGCCAAGTAAGACTTTCTTTTATCCTCAAGGTCTTCGTATAAAGCCTTAGCATTTGCCCATTCTTCTCCTGACTTCTCCGCTTTATTCACGTGCTCAATAATGCTTTCTTCCAATTGAGCTATTGTTAAATTATTCTTCGTTTCCATCTTCTTTATTTTGATCTTCGAATGAAGAATTAGTTCCGTTTTCAATCCAGTTTAAAATCTCATTGATACATTCCTGACAAAGATCATAAGCATATGATTGAATATAATTACATTGAGATAGTTCCGATGGATTTGAATAAATAATAATATTGTGCTCATCAAAAGGCGCATTACACATAGATCTACACCGAGCACACAATCCAAATTGAGTTATTTTAATCTCTTCCATATTTATCCTTTAAGGAAATGAAATATCCGAATCTTTAGTAAGCAAAGACTTCACTTCTTTCATTTGGTCTTCTAGTTGATTCAGCTTCTTATAAAGCTCTCTTAATGCGTCCATAACTTCATTCTTCACTTGATCCTGTTTAGTAGGAAGTTTGAAGTTCCAATACTTTCCGTTCTGAGAAATCTCCAATTCTAACGAAGATCCCTCTTTCCATTCATCAGAATTGAATGATTTCAATGGAACCCAACCTGAAACAGTTCGGTCTCCTCCTTCCATTGCTTCTCTAAACACAATCCTTTTTTGAGGACCGTACTTACCTTCTGTGTCTTCTATTGTTTTAATCTCTGCTATCTTTACTTTCATATATTCTCCAATAACTTTAAAAGTTTAGTTTTTACTTTTTTGTCAATCTGTTCAAGCAAATCCACATGCTTTCCATGGAAAATCCATGAATCAATATCTAGATCAGTTATGATTTTGTTAGCTAAAGCCTTAGAAAATTCTAAAGCGAAAATGTCACTGTGAATAATTTCGTTCCATGAATTGAATATGAGATCATCAAATTCTTCAGTAGTTTCTTCTAAAATTTTTTTCCTTTCTATTAAAACGTCCCAAAATGCTTTAGCTATCTCATGAATTTTTTCATTTATAATTGCACTTGTTTTATTAGAATTCATATTGCTCTCTCCTTTAACCAAGGCCATTCTTTCTTGTTTAAACTTTATTTAAATAAGCAAATTCTTTATGATAAATTAAGGCTGCATTATTGTAAGCTTTTGCTGCATCAAATTCTTTTTCAAAAGCTCCAAGAAAAACTTGTTTCCCATTATTACTAATAATCGAATACCATTTATTTATTTTTGGAATCCAATAAACGCCTTTATATTTATTGGTATAACCATTTTTACCTCTCTGGTTTCTTGAATTTTCAGACGGGGTACAAAGTCTTAAATTTAATTTTCTATTATCTAATCCATCATGATTGATGTGATCTACTTGCAAATAGTCTGGAGCATTCAAAATCAATCTATGCATTTGAATTTTTAAATATTTTTTAAACTTAATAGTAATTGTAGTTCTTGCGTAATTAACAGTTTTTCTTTTATGTAAATGCCATTTGTATTTATTTAAAATATCAAAATCTTCATCATCTACTATTGCATAATAGTTTTTGGATAAATGGATCTTTTTCATATACAAATTTCCAATGTTTTTTCATGAAGCCATGGCCATTCTTTTTTAGTTAGTTTATGAAAATATAATCCTTTAAATAATTCCAATGCACAAAGAAACTTTTGAAAACAGAAGTTAACATGTTCGTATTTAAAGGTTTTAATTTCTGCTGTTTCTCTGTTAATTTGCACACCCATCATTCCACAATCCTTAGAAATTAAGCCGCTTTCTATAGCCATTTCTCTATAAGCTGAAATCTGATAACCATTTGTTATTTTATATCTAGTAGAAGTTTTCCAATCTATTATCGTCTCTTCACCATTTACAGTGCCTATAAAATCGGTTGTCCCGGCTATGCCTAACTTTTCTGATATCATTGTCTTTTCACAATGATCCGCTTTGACATTGTTATCTATTACCCACTTCATAAACGCAGCTATATGAGTATTAAAAGGATTGTAAATATTCCCAGGCTCAGAAACTTTTTCAGGATCAAATTTTTGACCTGTTAGAATATTTGCAATGTGCTCATGAAGAGCTGAACCAAAGTTGGCAGTCCTAGTTTTAACTTCTTCTATCTTCTTCTCGGAATTCTGTTTATACCATTGAGCTAGCTTAGGATTGGCTACAGTGTTCTCAAGAATGGTTGTGATTGACACTTTATTACCGTACCATCTCCATCCATCCTCATCGGTATAAACCTCTAAATTAGTTTCTAATTGTGTCATTTAATGGCCTTTCTATATTTAAAGTTTCTAGTAAGTTCTCCAACTCTTCTAAAGCGAAATAAGCGTTAGAAGCAAACTTCTCAGCATCATTAATAGCTTGTCTTACTTTCCTTATCTTAAGGGCGAGTTCATTTCTTATCTTCTCCGACTCTGCAATTAAGGATTCTAAATTGAGAATGCTATTCATAGTAATCTCCTTATTCATATTGAAACCCCACGGTTTGATCTTCAGAAATAGGCGTGTCTTGATCGTAATATTCTATAAGACAAGCCTCGCATATCCATTGATCAGGCCAAAGCTCTTGAAATGATTCTTGATGGGTTAAACAATATTCTGTGTTGACAGCGGGTATCTGTGAAGATACTATGAAGTTGCGTTTCATTCTCAATCCTCCTTTGTGGGTTTAAGGCCTTCAGTCCTTCCGAGACTCGAAGGCCTTTTTAGTTCTTAAGAAAGTAAACTACCATACAACTAATAAAACCTCCGAACATCATTCCGATCATAAACCACATATACCGATCATTCTGCTTAACGTAACTTTCGATTGCTTTATCAGTCTTTTCTATCTGCTTCTTAGATAAGTACTCTATCGCTGGCTTTAGTTCTTCGTAAGTTCGATTCATTTAAATAACCTCCTTTCCGCTTTCTGGACATTCGTTATGAAAAAACTGCAATTCACCATCTTCATCCTCATCAAAATCGTAATCATCACCTTCCTCGAAATCGATCCCACATCGACAACAGTCTCTATTGTCTTCCCAAGGAGCATCAAAGAACCATTGCCCATTCTCTTTCTTTGGTCTCATGATTCCTCCTTTTTACTTAGATTAACTTTTTCTAAAGAAATCAAACGGCAACCTTCACCTATCGAAGAACCAAAAACCTTCTTACAATAATCTACTAACCTCTTATATTGAATCGCCGTAAGCCTAAACCCTACCCAGTGATTCTTCTTCTCCGTCACCTTTCGATCTTTCTTAATGTTCATATTTGTTACTTGTATGAGTTTTGTTTTCATTTGTCAACAAGAATAAATAAACAATTATTCAATAAGATAAGAGAAATATAAGTACATCCTTATTTATCAGATATTTAGATGTTAAATTATTTTTAGAACAAGATAAGATAAAACTTATTATCTTAAAATACGCATCTACCTAATTGGTCGAAAATAAGATGTCTCTTTATTTTCCGCTTTCCCCAAACTTGCTACAAACAATGTAGCTTTGCTACAAAACGTGTAGCAAATAAAAAGGGCCAGCGCAGAAAGCTAAAAGCTTCCCATGCTGGCCCAGTCTTAAACGCATTTAAAGCCCTTTTAAGACGACTTCATGCCCTTCCTAAGGAACATGAAGGCTAAACCGTTTAGAACGGTTGTAATGGCATCCATGGCGCTCAAACCCCCAGACAAATAACCCCCTGCTGCTGTTAATGCAATGCCAGCTCCAACAAGATAGGTTTTTTTACCAGGTAGAAAATTTAATGGGTTCATAAATACCTCCTGATAGATAGTATAAACTAAAAACCCCGGCCAAAGCCAGGGTTTTCTCTTTACATTATCTTTTGAACAACATAAAGTTCTCGGTATGCAACGAGAGGGTTCAATCTTATCCAAAGAGTGCTGGTTAGTCAAGTCTAACAATTTAAAACAGGCTCGTTCAAAAGCTCTTATCAAAAAGATTTCTCTTCCCGACAGCTTTATACTGGCCCGGAAGATGGTTCGGCACATAGGCACCTACCGAGTGTAGCCACGTGAAAATCCACGTAAGCGGGTAATCAGCAACCTGCTTGGACAAACTAAAGTCGGCTATTCCTAAATAGCTACCATGAGCTGATCATTAAAGTTTAATTTACTCTCATTAATAATGGGGGGTAGGGGGGCAACTCTTCTCTAACCCTCTAGCATTACCTAGCCTGGGCAGTTGATTAGTAGTTAGGTAATGCAGACATGACTAGTTAGCTATAAGTGTGTTAAAATAAATTAAACCGAAAATTTTTGAAATTTAAATTATGAGTATTTTACTTTGGATATTACTAGGCTTCATTATCACAATTGTTTGGAAAGCTATGGAGTAGGTTGCTGCATTCCAGTACGAATTACGGCGGGAGCTAATCTAGCAGTTGGACCAAAAGCTCCTAATAAATTCATAATGTTCTTTAACGCAATAGCACTCCCTGTAGTAGCTCCAGTAGTACCAGCAAGTCCTGAACCTAAAGCTGCACCTATTCCAGGCTGACCTCCAACCCCTAATCCAAGAAGCATGCTTCTATAAGGCACAATTGGTTTACCACGCCCTCGCATTTCAGTAGCTTCTAAAGCATCAGCAAGTCTTGCAAAAAAACCAAGCTGTTTATTAATTTCAGCGGTTTCAGGAGATACCGCTTCTACCCCTTTTCTTATTCCCCTTGCCATTGACATTTCAGCTTCAGCTTCAGCAGGCAAAACGTCAGAACCGTAATATTTCTTTCTTAATTCATATACTCCTTGCTTAATTTCATTAGCTTCAGGAGCCTTAATTTTACCCCTTGTTCGATAGTCTTCCATAATTCTTCTAACCCTTTTAGCATCCCTTCCACGCGTAGGAATCTTTTCATAAAAGTTAGCCAATTCTTGCATTTCATTCAAAACTGTACTTTGATCTATTTCGCCTTTGCCCTTTAATGCTTTAGCCAATTCGTCAGTATATTGGGAAATGCCTTTTTCAGCTTCTTTCATTAAACCCTTTTGAGTTCCCCACATGCCTTTTTCAACCATTTCCATGGCTATATCCTTCCCCATCTTAAGTTCTTTAGTAGGGCTTTTTATTACCGTTTCCATTAATCTAGTTGCCACCGGAACTGCTGCTTTTCTTGCTATCTGAAAAGGTAATTCAACCAATGGTCCAGCGGCACCACCTAAAAACTCACTAGCAGTCCTTTCTATTCCTTCCCTTGTTGTTGGTAATTCTTCCCTTTGAGCCAATCCCAATAAAGACGCCAATCCACCCAAGGTTCCCATCTTGGGCAATAATCCTGGAATTTTAGTCAAAGCCCCACCAGGAGCAGCGAGTTGTGCAATGGTTCCAGCTCCAGTCCCTAATGCAGTAGCTAAAGGAGCTTCCTGCTCAATTCTTTGAGGTAATCCTTTTAAAGCTTGAAATCGTTCAGGCAATAAAGGCAATATATATTCTTCTAATAATCTTTGCCTTGTTTCCGGGAATGGCATTGCTTTCTGCAAACCAATTCCCACTCCACCAGCTTGTCTTGCAATTCTAGTTAACAAATCTTCTGGAGGTTGTTCGGAAGGTTCTTGTGGAACAAACCTTTTTCTTTCTTCTAAAAGTCTTTTCTTTTCCTTCAGAAGTTCGCCTTTTGACATTTCTTGATAAGATTTAGGAGTTGCCATTTTATTTCCTGGTTCTATATGCCAATGATCCCCTTCATCAATTATTTGATATCCTTGACCTTTAAAATAATCTTTAACCGTACTTCCTTTACCAGTTTTTCTAAGATCAATAGCTTGTCCGGTTAGATGATAAGATTCAGGCACTCCACCCACCATTACGTTTTCTTCTGGAGTTCTTGCCCCACTAGTAACAAATAAAGATTCAGGTGATCCTTCAACCGCTCTCCTTAATTGAGGAGCCACTTGCTCATATTGAGACCTTACTTGTGGGTCTTTAAATTGTATTCTTTGTTT